GCGGGCGATCTGGTTGATTGCGCGGCCATGACAGATGGCCCGGCCGAGTTCAAGAGCGTAAAGCTCGAGGATGCGGCAAAACGGATTACCGGACCCTATGGCCTGACGGTACGAACCGAAATCGATACGGGAGCCCCCTTCGATCGCTACTCGCTCGATCTTTCGGAGACAGCATTTTCGGCGATCGAAAAGGGTGCACGCTCGCGCCATGCCCTCATCCTCTCGGACGGCGTCGGCGGAATCGTCATCACCCGTACCGGCAAGACGAGGGCTCCCGCCGACCTGACACTGCCCGGCAATGTGATTGGCTCGGACGGCGAATTCAGCCATGAGGACCGCCATTCGGAAACCATCGTGCGCGGCCAGGGCGAGAAAGCGGGCAAGTCGCGCGGATCGGCAAGGCTTGACGCCACGGCCGAGCCTCTGGCGCCAGGAGATCGCGTGCCCGGCGATGGATCCGCAACCGATATGGAACGCAAGGGCACCGCCGCGACCGGCCGCGCCAAGGACGATGAAATCACTCGCCATCGCCCGATCGTGCATCTGGCCCGCTCGAAGGCCGATCAGCAGGCCGCGCAGGACGAGGCCGACTGGCGAATGCGCACGGCGCGCGCCACCTCCGAGGACATGACCTACACGGTCAAGGGCTTCGATGTCGGGGGCCGGCTCTGGCGGGTCAACGAAATCGCCGGGGTCTCCGATGCCTATCAGGACATCGAGCGCGACATGCTGATCTCGCGGACTGTCATGCGTGAAGACGAGAGCGGGCAGCAAACGGATCTGACGGTCACGAGCCCGGAGGCCTTCGACAAGGCTCCGACCGGCAACAGGCGGACGAACAAGAAGGGCAAGTCCGCCAAGGCGAGCGGCCCGCTGGATGGGACGGCACAGGGGCTTTGACGATGGAAAAAGAGACGGCAGACAAAGTGCGCGGCATGGTTCGCCGGGCGACCATTAAGAACGTCAAGGATGATGGCGAGACCCAGACGGCATCGGTCGAGGTCGCCGACGGGATCTGGCGCGACGATGTCGAGATCATGCAACCCTACGGCATGGCTGGTCATCCTCCCGAGGATGGCGGTCTGGTCCTGCTGCTGGCAGTCGGCGGTGACGAAGGCGACCTGGTCGCGCTGCCGGCCAGCAACCCTTCGAAGCGGATGGGCAAGCTCAGCCCCGGCGATGCCGGCATCTACAACGAAGCCGGAGACAAGGTCATTCTGACGAAGGCGGGCGTGATTGAGGTGGCAGCCGGCGCCTCGGTTCATGTCGTCGTCGGCGGCGTCAGCTTTACTGTTTCTGGAGACGGAGTTGATTTCACCGGAGGATATGTCCGTCACAACGGCAAGGACATCGGCGACACTCACAGGCACGGCGGTGTCACGCCAGGTGCAGCGCAGACTGACGTGCCAGTCTAGCGCCCGCGCCGGCGGGCATGATCAGCGCCCCGCGCGCGCGATAGCCTCGCGCCATGTTTTACGATCTCGCCCTTGGCTATAATCGCGACAAGCGCCGCTGCGATCTGGTGATCGGCGACGATTGCGATCTTGTGATCGACGAAACTCCCATCACGCCAATCCTCCTGTCCATCGGCCTTGACCGGCGCGCGGCTCCGGACGATCCCTTGCCTGAAGGACGCTCGCAGTTTCTGACGCCAGTCTCCTATTGCGAACGGCGCGGATCGGTGGGCGACGGGGTCGATCCGTTCGGCGAGATGAGCGGCTCCCGCCTCTGGCTTCTCAATCGCGCCAAAGAGACGGATACGACGAGGGAGCTTTGCGCCTTCTGGCTGGAGGAAAGCCTCGCCTGGGCCGAGCCCGAGACGGGAGTCCCAGCTGAAATCGAGGTCGGATGGGTCCGCGCCGGCGTCCTCGGATATCGTGTGCTGGTCGAAGACGCCAGCCTGTCGCTCACCCGCCGTGTGGAGGGCTGATATGGCCTGGCCAATCCCGACAGCCAAGGAAATCTTCCTGCGCTTCGCCGGCACGCTTGAAGCCGGCATCCTGCGCATCCGCGAGGATCTCGACCCGATCGCCCTTTCGCGGGCAGTCAGGTCGGCGCGTGGCATGTTCTCGTGGATTGGGCGGACGGTTTCCTTGGAGCTGCGGGAAGTCCATGACCATCTGGCATGGTGGGGACGGCAATATTTCCCGGATACTGCCGAGGAGGAGTTCGTGCTGCGGCATGCCGGCATATGGGGAGTGGAACAGCGCCCGGCGATCAAGGCGATCGGCACGGTCACGATCGAGGGCATTGCCGGTGAGCCCCTGCCTGCCGGGATAGAGTTGTCAGCCAGCAATGCTGTCGTCTATGTGACCTCGGCTGCGGCTGTGATCGGCGCCGGTGGTACGGTGATCGTCGCGGCCGAGGCGAGCGTCGCCGGATCGGCCGGCAATCTCGAAACCGGTATCCGCCTGGTGACCGTCGCGCCATATCCGGCCATATCCAAGGTCACCGTCGAAACCGCGTTTTCCGGCGGAGCGGACGAACAGTCGCCCGAAGAGCTGCAGGTCGCAACCTTGCAGCGGATACGTCAGCCGCCGCATGGAGGCGCCGGGTTCGACTATCCGATCTGGATAGGCTCGGCATTTTCCGTCAAGGCGGTAAAAGTGGTTCCGGAATGGATCGGGCGGGGATCGCTGGCCACTGTCATCATCATGAAGAATGCCGATGGTTCGGCACGTGTTCCGACCGTGGAAGAAGTCGATGCCATAGAGACCCATCTCGGTCAGTTCGGCAGCAATACGGGTGTCCGCCCTGTCACGGCCAGAGCCATCGTCGTTCCAGGAACTCTTCGCGCGCTTCCGATTACAGTGCGTTTGCGGCCCGATACGGTCTTGACGCGGGCGGCCGTGACCGAAGCCTATGCCCGCTTCATCGCCACGATCGGCGATGAGGAAGACGATCAGAATGACGGGCCGATTGGCGCCCTGATCGAGCCTTCGCGGATCTCGGAGGCGCTCTCGGCCGCCGGCGGAGAATATGCCCATGACCTGATCGTGCCAGCCGCGTCGTTTACGCTGGAGCAGACGGAATATCCGCTAGCCGGCATCATCACATTCGAGGTGGCGTGATGGCGCGCGCCCTTTCAACGATCCTTCAAAGCCTCATCAACAAGCTTCCAAGCGGCTTCGCGCTCGGCCTTCGCGGCGGCGTACTGGATGCGATTCTGGAGGCGGTGGCAAGCCAGATCGAAACGGTCGAGCGTGATGCCGAGCAGATGATGGACGAAATCGATCCGCGAACGGCCCGCGCGTTTCTGCCGGATTTCGAGCGGGTGCTGGGACCGGACCCCTGCAGCCGCGATATCGGCGGATTGACGATCGAGGAGCGCCAGCGCCTGGCACACCAGCGCTGGACGGCGACCGGCGGGCAATCGATCCCCTACATGATATCCGTCGCCGCCAAGCTCGGCGTGACCGTCACCATTGACGAATTCTGGCCGTCACGGGCCGGGGTGCTCCGCGCGGGCCAGCCATTGCGCCCGGAGGGCTCACAGTTCGTCTGGCGCGTCAACATTCCGGGCCTTGTGACCGTCGTGAAGTTCCGGACCGGAATCAGCGTTGCCAAGCATCGGCTCGGCAGTTTTCAACTCTCGTCGATCGAGTGTGAACTGCGGCGCATCAAGCCCGCACACACTGCGATCGTCTTCGCTTATGGAGCCGCATAATGGATCGCATCAATGGTGCAGGCACAATCGACATCGGTGGCGGACGACGCGGGTTTGTCGATGAGAACCTTCCGCTTGGCACCGAGGGCACGGAGGTCAATGCCGAATTCCTGAACATGATCCAGGAAGAGATGATGAAGGTCATAGAGGCCGCCGGACTGGCGGGCTCGAATGTAGACTGGACCCAACTCTGGCAAGCGATTGGCATCATCGGTTCGGTCCCCAGTGGCGCATTTATTCCCGTCATCAGCCGCACACTTGCCGACCCGCCAGCGGCACCGGCATCCGGAGACAAATATCTCATTCCGGCGGGCGCTACCGGTGAATGGGCCGGCAATGAAGAAAAGATCGCAATCTTCAATGGTCTCTCATGGGTGATAGTCAACACGCCGGACGGCCATTGTGTAGGCCTCCCAGATGGCATGTTGTTCATCAAGAAGGCTGCCGCCTATGAGCGCTTCGCGCCTGACGCGACAGACCTGGTCAAGGGCCTCGTATCGCTGAATGATGTGCGAGCCACTGTTGGTGGAGAGGCGCTAACGGCATCCACCACAGTGAAATTTTCGCCGGTGGGCCTGTCGCTTCCTGAATCCACCATTACCACGGTAACTCTCACAAACTTTGTTGACGACGGACAAGCCGACTGGGCTGTGTCTGGCAATACCCTCGTCTGCCAGCGCGCTGGCCGGTACATTTTTTTGGCGAACCTAGGTGGGGTTATACAATCCAACGGAACTGTGATGGCTTTCACAGTGGGAACTATGGTCAACGGTGTCCAGGACTTGAACAGCACAATAAGGCTGAACACGTCAGTGGTCAACCAGGCATTCGGCGGGGCCTCCGAGATCCGTGATTTCGCGGTTGGAGACGTGATCTACGTATGGGGCTACCAGGCATCAGGAGCCACCAAGACAATTCAGTTTGTTAACACCATCTCAACATATCGCCTCACAGCCGCGTGAAGGACAGACCCATGGCATGGACATATCAACTCAGCGCCGACGAGGTTTCCGGGATCGGAAAAGCGCTAGATCCCCGCAAGGGAGCGTTCTATGAAGACGGAATTTTGACCGTGGTGGATGCTGCCGAAAATGCCGTTGTCGAGGCCGCGCTTCCCGGAATTGGCGCGGCAGCACTTCTGGCCGCAAAAGACGCGACCAAAGCCGAAGTCGATGCGGCGGCGGAATCCGTACGGCTGAGCTACATCACCGCCGGTGCTGGGCAAGCACTGACCTATAGCCAGAAGGCCACCGAGGCCGTGGCATATCTCGGCGCTGCAAATCCTGTCGCCGCAGATTATCCGCTCCTCAATGCCGAGGTAGGGATTACGGGGCCCACGATCGCGGAGGTCGCGGCGATCGTCAAAGCGGCCTTCGACCAGTGGCAGATCATCGGTGCGCAGATCGAGGCGGCCCGCCTCGGTGCCAAGAAGGCGATAGCCGCTGCGGCAACGGCGGCAGAGGCGCAGGCTGTCCTCGACGGGATAGTCTGGCCCTAG